GGGCTAACATAAGAGCTAAGAGAGCTCGAGGAGAGGCCCCAGCAAAAAAGGGATCTGAAGCCTATCAAAAGGCTGTTGATGCTGCTAAAAAGATTAATGCCGAGGAGAGTGTAAATGAGATGACTATGTGTGAAGCTTGTGCCTTAGCTTTGATGGAAGATATTAAAGCTGGTAAGATTGAACTCACAGAAGCTGATTACCAAGGACGCACTGTTAAACTAGGCAAACCGATGCAGGGTGATGTAAAGAAGTTTAAAGTGTATGTTAAAAATGAAAAAGGAAATGTTACTAAGGTAAACTTTGGACAGAAGGGAATGAGTATAAAGAGGAATAATCCAGTTCGTAGAAAATCTTATCGAGCTAGACATCATTGTGATAACCCAGGACCGAGAGACAAAGCAAACTACTGGTCATGTAGAAATTGGTAAAATGAAATTTAAAAAAATACTATATGAGCTTGAAGTTCTCGGTCAAGAGAAAGTAATTCCTCTCGATAAAATTTCTGTTGATGCAGCTAGAGATACCATCCGTAATGGGCGAAAGGATTCAAACCAAGTAGACGACGTTGCAATGTCTAGAAAAGCAGCAATCGCTGTTAAGGATTTAAAACCTGCTCAGACAGAAATAATCAAAGAGAAGGCATTTGGAATGGCTATTGAAATGTTAATGAAAGGTAAGTGGGATAACCAAGACCTACAATCAATTATTTCAAAAGATAACTATATCATGGATGGACACCATCGATGGGCAGCAGTATCATTAATTAATCCAAATGCAAAGATAGTTGGAACAGTTATTAATCTACCAGGAATAGCGTTGGTGTCTGTACTCAACATTGCGACAAAGGCAATGGGCAAGAGTGGTAATCCTGGTAAGGGAGATGTGGCATCATTTACTGGAGCTAATTTTGATCCTCTGATTACAGACGCAATGCAAAATGGCATCAAAGGAGAGTTTCCTATCGATAGCAAAACAATTACAGAGGCCATGGGTAAAGTTCCAGGAGCTAATGGTGATGCTGAAAAAGGAAAACAAATAATGATGCATAACGCAGATTTGTTACCAAAAACAATAATGCCAGGAGCTCCAGAAAGAATAAACATGCCTGTGATAGCACCTGCAGAAGTAAGTAAAGTAGTAGCAGCCATAAGTCAAGGACTTATAGATTTTACTAAACCATATGCACCAACGACAAAAATTCAAGAGTCGGTTATGGATATGATCAACAAAGCAAATAAAAACAAGTAATATGCCATATACAGCAAAAAAAGTAGGAGATCAATACTGCGTGTACAAACACGGAGAAAAGGTTGGATGTACAGACGGAAACAAAGAAGCCTTAAAAAAATATATGGCAGCTTTGCATATCAACGCCAAAGAGGGTGTAAATGAGTTGACACTCAACTCTCATGGTGTGCGTGATATATTAAAAACAATCCTAAATCATTTAGAAGTAATTCCAAAATTAGGATTTAAAAAATTTAAAGATGTTATCGAGTATCTTAGAGATGGAGATCTAGAGGAGCAGGATAAACTTGAACAACAACTAAAAGCCATGGGCGTTTCCGTTGTTTACGAATCAAAAGAAAAACAACTAAGAAAAGTTGTAAGAGAGGAGGTTGCTAAGGTAATCAAGGGTAAAAGACAAACTAAATAAGATGAACAGTGAGAGTAAAGTACAACAGAAGACTGAGGGTGAACCCAGCAACGTTGAGCCTGATGATTGCAATGTTTTTCAATCCCTTAGGTTTCGACGCACTATTCAAGATGGTAATGGACTGGACCGGTTCCTATTGGATTACGGATGTTATTTTTTATGGCGTATCAGCTTTATTCTTTATCTTGTACTATTTATTAAAGAAACGCTCTAACAGACATGAAGCTAGTTAACCTAATCCCTTTAAGAGAGGTAGAAGATCAATCAACACCGGAGTTGATTGCAACACCATATTTTCGTGAGTTTCAAGCAAAGCACGGATACACTCCTTTATTCAAGTATATAGGAATAAAGAACCAAGAGCACATCTTTATGGCTGATTTAGAGGATTTAGGTGCAATGGATCTTATTGTAGCCAAAGCACAAATCATGGCCAGAATTACAGAAAAAGAAGCTTTTTTTGGTTTAATATATACACTAACGGGTTTAAACCAGTTAGATGCGTCAATTTGTAAAATGATACAAAAAGATGGTGGAATTGAAGTATTACCATACGACTCCAAAGATAAAAAGAATTTTAATGCTAAAGCAACTGAGTTTGCATCGCTAATACAAAACTAAAATGAACAAGGACCTAGAAAAGTTGTTAGCGTATTTGCTACACTCAAGAAATCAAGCACACGTTTTCCATTTACAAACTAAGTCTTTTGCAGAGCATATGGCTTTAGGCGCATACTACGATGGTATTGTGGAGTTGTTTGATGGTATAGTAGAGGCTTATCAAGGAAAGTATGATATTATTGCTAGCTATGAAAATTTTGAATTAGAGTCTTATAAGAGCAACGAGGCAGTGATCGCATACCTAAAAGCATTAGCTAAAAAAGTTGACGACACTTATGCTAAAGTAGGCGACACATACATCCAAAACCAATTAGATGGTGTAACTGAACTAATTTACTCTACAGTATATAAACTAAGATTCCTAAAATAATGACAAAGAGACCGGTAAAACTTACAAAAGAAAGAGCATTGCGTGAAGCAATTCGTCGATTAGCTGTTAAAGTTCTTCGAGAGGAAGAAGAGAAGGCAGCAGAAGAAGCTCCTGAGGAAACACCTGAAGAGGCTCCTGAGGAAACTCCAACAGCAACTGCAAAACCAAAACCAAAAGAAGAACCCGCACCTGAAGAAGCTCCGGCTGAAGAAGAGCAGGGGTTAGGTAACGATTTCCAAAGCGCTGTCGATATGTTTACTCGTAAGATTGGTTTATCTCAGGATACACCATCAGGAGACGACTTAGTAGATATGTTATCTCAAGTTGTTGAAAAATTTACTACAACAAGTGAAGAAAGATTAAATTTATTGAAAGGAATCCGAAATAACACAGTACACTAATGGACACAACCCGTATCGAAAAGAGGCTTAGAGAAGATACCGCATACCAAGAGTTCTTTAAAAAAGCTATGGATAAGTTTGACATTACATCTCCAACAGATCTCAAAGATCCAGAAAAGAAGAAAAACTTTTTTAACTATGTAGATAGTAATTACTCAGCTAAAAACGAAGTACAAGGTGTTAGTGGACAGTATACAGCTGCTATACAGCAGATGAAGTCAGTAATGCAAACCTTTTTACAAAAACTAGCACTTGCTCCTAGAGATATACAGAGAGACTTTGCTCAACTGTATAAATCAGTTACAAAGCAGAGTATGCAGCAACTGAATAGGTTTGAAATTGAAAAGATAATGGATGTTCTTAAGCCAGTATTGGAGAAATCGGGATTTAAACTAAAAGTTAATGATAAAGAGCTTGCAATGGCGTTTACAGCAGCACTTAGTCAAACTAAAAACATAAACACCAAAGTACCAGCATCAGTATTAGCGGAAGAGTATTTTCCAGCCGATAGCAATGATGAGCCAAGTTTGAGAGATGCTAAAAAGGCATTAGCTACTTGGTTTACAAATACACAAAGATATACACCTGGAATTGTGACTCCAAAATTAGATATCTTACACGACCTAATTGATGACTATGCTCACGAGTATGCTCGAAGCTATGCGGATAACTTAGACATGGAACGAAACTCATTCTAAAATGAAATTAGAAGTTACAAAAACAAACCTAATATTAGCTGCAGTAATTCTATTACTGCTTGGTTACATTATAATCATAAGTAGAACAAACACTTCTATAAATGATTTAGAGTATAAAACCGAGATTGATAGCTTGAATAGAGTGATATCAACTTACCAGCAGCACCAGGTTGTTTTGGATCAAAAGATTTCAAATAAAGAATTAGTTATTAAAAAGCTAGATCAAGAAATAGATTCAACAAAACAAGTAATAATTCAAGAAAGAAAATACTATGGTGATAAAATTAAGAATGCTGGCCGTTATACTCCTACTGAGCTTGACAGCTTTTTCACAGAAAGATACAAGTAAACAACAAAAAGTTTGCATGCCCTTAAGTGTGGCACAAAAAATAGCAGTTGATCTTATAAGATTAGACTCGGTTACTGTTGAGTTAAAAAACACACAAGTTGTTTTACAAAAGACTGAGCAAAAATTAAACGAGCAAGATAGTCTTATCTTAATATACAAAGAAAAGCTCTTAACTTACCAACAAGAGATAGCTATACAGAATACTAGATTCAACACGTGCTCCGAAAGAATTACGAAGCTAGAGAAGGATGTAGTTAAATTGACTAATAAGAATAAAAGATTAAAAGGTTGGTTAAAAGGAATTGGTGGAGGTTTTATTACTAGTGTAGGATTGCTAATCGCCATGATTACAATAAAGTAATATGTCGGAACAACAAAAAAGTCTTAAAGATATCATAAAGGATGAGTACGTTAAATGTGCTCGTTCAGCGTCTTACTTTATGAAAAAGTATTGTGTAATTCAGCACCCTACTAGAGGTAAGATCCCATTCCACTTATATCCATATCAGGAAGATGCATTACAAGACTTTCAAGATTTTGACAGAACAATCATTCTAAAGTCGAGACAGTTAGGTATATCAACACTTATAGCAGGATATGCGCTTTGGATGATCTTATTTCAAAATGATAAAAACGTACTTGTTGTTGCAATTGACCAAAACACCTCTAAAAACCTTGTAACAAAGGTACGAGTAATGTTTGACAACTTACCGAGTTGGATGAAGTTAAAAGCAGTAGAAAGCAATAAGCTGTCCATGAGACTTTCAAACGGATCTCAAATTAAAGCCGTATCAAGCACAGGAACATCAGGACGCTCAGAAGCATTATCATTAGTAATCATTGATGAGGCAGCTTTCGTTGATGGAGCAGAAGAGTTATGGGCATCACTACAGCAAACACTATCAACGGGTGGGGAAGGTATTTTATTATCAACTCCCAATGGTACTGGTAACTTTTTCCATAAAATGTGGACAAAAGCAGAGGCAGGCGATAATAAGTTCAAGACACTAAGACTCCCATGGTCAGTACATCCAGAAAGGGATCAGGTTTGGCGAAACAGACAAGAGGATGAGTTAGGAGCTCGACTAGCAGCTCAAGAGTGTGACTGTGACTTTAGTACATCAGGTAACACTGTAGTATCTCCAGAACTTATAACTTATTACATGCAGACGTTTGCTCAAGACCCAATCGAGAAGAGAGGTTTTGATGGAAACTTATGGATATGGGAGCAGCCAGATTACACTAGAAGCTATCTAATAGCAGCCGATGTTGCGCGTGGAGATGGTAGTGACTACTCTGCCTTTCATGTAATCGATGTGGAGAGTGCTAATCAAGTTGCTGAATACAAAGGTCAGCTGTCAACTAAAGACTTTGGTAATTTATTAGTAGCTGTTGGTACAGAATACAATGATGCACTAGTTGTAGTGGAGAATGCAAATGTAGGATGGGCAACCTTACAGCAGATAATAGAACGTGGTTATAAAAACCTCTACTATACACCAAAAGATAATGGATTGGATTCAGATAAATTCTTATCTCGAGGATATGACTTAACAGATAAGACTGATATGGTGGCTGGGTTTACAAACTCACACAAAGTAAGACCTCTTACAATCAGTAAGATGGAGTTGTATATACGAGAAAAAAGCTGTATAATAAGGAGTAAGCGATTGCTAGACGAGTTGTTTGTTTTTATTTATAGAAATGGAAGACCAGAAGCTGCATCGGGTTACCACGACGATTTAGTAATGTGTTTTTGTCAAGGATTGTGGGTAAGAGACACTGCATTGAGATTGAGACAAGCGGGAATAGATCTTAGCAGAACAGCCGTAAGTCACATCAAATCAACAGTATCAATATACAAGCCATCTAATACCAGAACCGGTTGGAGTATGAAAACACCGAATGGTAGCGATGAAGACCTTAACTGGTTAATGTGACTATTTATATAAAACAATAATTAATGGCTGAAGACCAACAACCAAGATCAATTTTTGCATCCTTAAGAAGACTATTTAGTACAGACGTTATTATACGTAATGTAGGAGGGAATCAGTTAAAAGTGATCGATACCGACATGATTCAATCTGATGGTAATATTAAGACCAACAGACGAGTTGATAGGTATTCAAGACTATTCTCAGTTATGCCAGGCGGAATGTCTATGCATGCTGGGCAATTACAGTTATACACTCGACTAGAGTTATTCCGTGATTACGAAGCAATGGATACGGATAGTATTATATGTTCAGCATTAGACATATATGCTGATGAGTGTACTGCTAAGAATGAATTTGGAGATATCTTAACGATTAAGTCTCCTAACGAAAAAGTGCAAAAAGTACTTCACAATCTTTTTTACGATGTATTGAATATTGAGTTCAATTTATGGCCATGGATTAGAAACACCGTCAAGTATGGTGACTTCTTTTTAAAGCTAGATATTGCAGAAAAGTATGGTGTGATTAATGTGGAACCTATCTCAGCCTATGAGATGATCCGTGAGGAGGGTATGGATCCAAACAAGCCAAATGAAATTAAATTTAAAAGAGACTTTACAGCTCTTTCATCAGCTTATTCTGTTTCATCTAATAAAGATGCAGAAGAGTTTGACAACTACGAAATAGCTCACTTCAGACTACTTACAGATACAAACTTCCTACCTTACGGTCGTTCTATTATTGAACCAACAAGAAAGGTTTGGAAGCAAATCACTCTTATGGAAGATGCGATGTTAATACACCGTATCATGAGAGCTCCAGACAAGCGTGTATTCAAAATTGATATTGGTAATATTCCACCAAACGAAGTAGAAGCGTTTATGGAAGGTATGGTCAACAAAATGAAAAAAGTACCATACATTGATCAAGATACTGGAGAATATAATCTAAAATACAACATGCAAAACTTACTAGAAGATTTCTACCTTCCAGTACGTGGTGCAGAAAGTGGAACTTCAATTGAATCTTTGGCAGGTGTTCAGTATGACTCTATTCAAGATATTGACTATCTTAAAAATAGATTGTTAGGATCTTTAAAAATTCCTAAAGCTTATTTAGGATATGAAGAGGATACAACTGGAAAAGCTACACTAGCTTCTCAAGACTTTAGATTTGCTAGAACGGTTGAGAGAATACAAAAGATAATATCTTCCGAGCTTAATAAAATAGCAATAGTGCATTTATATGCACAAGGGTTTACAGACGAAGAACTAGTAGACTTTTCGTTAGCTTTAACAGCACCATCTTCTGTATATGAAAAAGAGAAGGTAGAGTTGTGGTCATCTAAAGTAACACTTGCTGGTGATATGATTGAGAAGAAACTATTCAGTCGCTATTGGGTATATGAAAACTTATTCAACCTAAGTGAAGCTCAGTTCTTACATGAGCAAGATAGAATTATCGAAGATACAAAAGCACAGTTTAGAATTGAACAGATTAAGACTGAAGGGAATGACCCAGTAAAAACTAAACAATCATTTGGAACACCACATGATTTAGCAGCTTTATACAAAGGTAATGGTGGAGTTCCGAAGGGATATGATGCTGATAAGAGTATGCCTGATGGAGGTTGGCCAGGAGCAGGACGTCCAGAAGAACCAGGATCCTACAGAACACACGAGCATCCACTTGGATGGGATCCGTTAGGAAACAAAACAATAATGAATGTGTCAGAGACAAAATCAGCTAAAAGACAGTCAATTGAAGCGTATAGATCGCTATTAAACTCTATGCCAACTAAGAGACAAGCGTTAACTGAGACATTTGATGAGAAAATTGAGCAAGATAACTCAAATTTATTGAGCGAAGATAACATCTTACCAGAGGAATAAAACATAAGTGCATATTTATATTTAGATGAAGAAGTCAACACATTCCAAGATCAAGAACACTGCAATTCTTTTTGAATTGCTGACTAGGCAAGTTGCAGCTGACACGATCAAGGGTATCGATAAGTCACCAGCTTTAATGTTGATAAAAGAGTACTTTAAGTCAAGCTCCGTTGTCGCTAAAGAGTTGGTACTATACCAAACACTCGTAAATGAGAAATTCTCTAGTCCAGAGAAGGCATCGTACTTAGTAAATACTGTAGTAAAGCTTCGCAATAGATTAGACACAAAAGGACTGAGAGATACAAAGTACGCACTGATCCGTGAGATCAAAAACCACTATGACTTAGGTGATTTCTTTAAAACTAACCTAACCGACTATAAGCTGTATGCATCTATATACAGAGTATTTGAAGGGGTCACAGTATCTAGAGCATCTGAGGTTGTTAACAGCCGATTTACAATCATCGAGCATTTAACTAAGAAAAAGACAACTCAGCTACAAGAGTCTGTTAATCCAGTTGGAGATTACCTCAAACAAGACGTAGAAATTCGTTTATTAGCATATAAGTTGATGATTGATAAGTTCAATGAAAAATATGCTAACCTATCTACTAAGCAAAGAAGTATACTTAAGGAGTATATAAACAACATTTCAAATACAGTTTCTCTGAAGGAGTTTGCAACAAACGAAGCAAAGCAACTTCAAATACAATTAAAGAAACAACTACCAAAAGTAGTAGACAAAATTACAAAGATTAAGTTGAATGAAGTAGTAAACATGCTTGATTCTTTTCCAAAGATGCGCACCATTAAGGAAGAACACATCTTGTCGCTATTGCTTTATTATGAATTAATAAAAGAGCTAAAGAATGTCAACTAAAACAAAACTAACCGAAGAAGAAAAAAACGAAGTTCGTAGTTATATAAAAAAGCTACAAAAGGAGGGAAGCACCACTGCTGGTGTTCCTGGCTTCCTTACAGCTGCTGCTTTTACTGGTGAAGAGGGTGGTGATGGTACAACAAAGGTTGATTTAGAAGATGATCAGTATTCATACTCAATTAAACCTAGTGAGAAAAAACCACACTTTGTAAAGCTGGACGAAGCTAACTATAAAACATTTAAAGAGGATAGTTCGTTAAATGAAGTACAAAAAGTAAATAGAAAAGTACTAGAAGTCAACCGCATGTTAAGAGAAATATCACAAGCATTAGATCATAGTATGAAGCTAAAGACAGAGTCTTCATTGGATAACTCTCGTTACTGGAAAAGGACTAACGAAGCTATCTTAAAGATGAAAATTAGAATTGGAGAAGTCAATAAAAAAGTTAGCCAATTAGCTAACCTTAAAGAATTAGCTGCAAATTCTGTAAAGGATAAATTAGTGCAATTGCTAAATAGAGCTGGTTTTAATGTAACAGCTCAAGATGTTGATTATAATCAAACAGCAGCTGACCAATACGAATTTGATGTTATGATTAATGGTGAACCAACTGCAATCGATTATAAAAAAGGTGAGTTAATATATCAAGATTACGACGAAGAAATAAGCTTAGGTAATATTAGCCAGGAGCAAGAGGTTGTCGCTAAACTGACACAAACATTAAAACCATGAAACAAGTATTAGTTGATTACATAGGATCGATTACCGTAACGCCAGAGCAGATTCATGAATCTATAGCAAACAACAATGGTAAGGTTATTGTTAGTGGTATTATGCAAAGAGGTAGCACTGGTAAAGACGAAAACTTTAACCAAAACGGTAGAAGCTATCCACTTCCAATATTAAAGCGTGAGAGTGATAAGTATAAAAAGGTATTTATCGCTGAGCGTAGAGCTTTAGGAGAATTAGATCACCCAGAGTCCTCAGTAGTAAACCTTTCCAACGTATCCCACAATGTAATAGATTTATGGTGGAATGGTTCAGACTTAATGGGTAAGATTGAGATCCTAGGAACACCATCAGGAAACATTGCAAAAGAGCTTTTGAAAGCTGGAATCCGTTTAGGTATCTCATCTCGTGGTATGGGTTCAGTAACAAACTTAGGTGAAGGAAAAGTAGAAGTTCAAGATGATTTTGAAATCGTTTGTTGGGACTTAGTATCCAATCCATCTACTCAAGGAGCTTTCATGTCGCCATCGCTTAACGAAGGTGTAAACAGAGAAGCAGCAAATAAGTATTCAAAAATCAATTCACTTATCGGTGATATAATTTCAGTAATGTAATATGAAACTAAAACAAATTATAGAAAATCTTGACCAAAAGGTAGAGCGTAACGAAAAAGCTGCATTCTTGCAAGAGGTTGCCATGTTTAATGAATATGGAAAGATCATTTATCGTACTGATAATATGCGTGAAGCAGCTGAAAAAATAGGTAAAATTGTTGAGAACGCTGAGCGTATTGCTTTGCAGGAAACTGACGAATGGTTTGACGAGGTAACCGTTAAGCGCAATATGAAGTCTCTTCGCTCCAACAATGAGTCATTCAAGAAAACTGTAGGTGAAGTTGCTAAATTGCAACAACGCCTAGAAGCTCTTTATGAAGAAATGGGTAGTACTTTAGGTAGATACTACGAAATACACTAAATATGGCTAAGTATAGCAAACTCGTTTCAGAACTTATATCAAGTGTACTCAGTGAGTATGTATTTGAGGCTGATAACCCATTTGCTGCTGCTGCAGATAAAGAAGCAAAAGGAGATGATGCTGCGGCTGAAGAAGCTCCTGCTGATGATAGTGCAGATGCAGCAGATGCAAAGGATGATAAAGCACCTAAAAAGAAAGAAGGTGGAGATGAGGAGGGGTTAGCTTTTAATTTTGATATAGACGGAGTGAAGAAGTATAACACAGCTCAGTTTATTAACTCTCGAGCAGTAGCCAACAAAATAACTAAAGACGGAATACTAGCAACTGTACAACCTGACGGAGTTGATATTCTTGTAGGTTTTGATGATATTACAGAAAGCGCTAAGAATTTTTTTAAAGTTAAAAAATGAAAAAACAAACTATAACTTTATCTGAATTAACCCATCAAATTTTGATGGAAAAAAAGATGAATCGATGGATTGCTGAGATAACTAGATCAATGTCTATGCTATCAGAGGGTATGCCAAGTACATCAGGAATTGATTCAACAATTTTAAAAGTATCAAAAGATCTTGATAAAGCAGGAGATGATGTAAGTGATGAGAATGTACAAGCAGCAATGTTGGCAGCTCAGTTAGCAAAGGGTGGAAGCCTTGATGCAGTAACAGCTCAAGATGTTGAAAAGTTTATTCCACAGGGTACTGAGAAAGAGGACGCCGACTTGCAAGAAGCGCATGGTGGAGCGTTAGTCGTAGTGGAGGGTATTAGTCTTATACTAGGTAATGCTGCTTTAATAGAAGCAATATCTAAAACAATACAAAAGGTAACTGGAAAAGCTACCGATCCAAATAAAGTAAAACTAGCTCTCAATAAGGTGTCAGGTTTTTTAAAGAAAGCTACTGGATTCCCAATGAAAATAGTTACTAAAGCCATTGAGTGGATTATTGGTAAAATGGGTGGAGGAGACTTTGCTCAAAAAGTAGGAGCACTTACTATCAAGATTGCAGGTGTAGCAGCTTTGTTGGTAATTGGAGTAACCTTCTTCCCAGTTGGAGGTATATCGTTATTGGGGATTATATCATCAATAACAGCTCTTATTGGTAAAGGGTTTGAATTAGCACATATGGGTCATGAATTAGCTCATGAGCTTAAGGCTGCAGGTGGTACACAACCAGCAGTAGCGTAACCTATAAAGATACAAATTATTTTTAATAAATACACCAATAAAGGTGTGTTTTATAGTTTAGCGTACTACTTATTGTTAAATACGCTATCCTTATTATAGTGTCCTATATTTGATATTAAATTGCAGGCTCCAATAGCCTCAGGACAAAAAAATCCAAAAATGAACAAATTATTAAAAGATGCAATTGCAGACGCTAAAGCCGTTAGAGAAACAGCATTAGCTAACGCTAAGTTTGCGCTTGAAGAAGCATTTGCTCCAAAGATTCAGTCTATGTTATCTCACAAAATTAAAGAAGAGATGGAAGATGAAGAGCCAATCGAAGAGCCATCAAAAGATGGAATGGAAGATGAAAAAATGGAATCAAGAATGCGAAGAAATGCTGGAATCTACGAAGAAGATGATATCTTTGGAGACGAAACTGGTGAAGGATCAACTAAAGCAGCAGGTGAAGATCCAGAAGCTTTAGCAGAAGAAGGTGATGACGAAGGAGAAATTGACAACGAACACGGTCATTTAGATCCAGCAGGAGAGCCAGACGATGTTAATGACATGAATATGGACGGAAAACCAGATGATATTTCAGACGAAGATCTAGAAGAATTAATTCGTGAGTTAGAAGGTGATGACGATGAAGCTCCAGCCGAAGACGAAGACGAAGACGAAGAAAAGATGATGGAAGGTGATGATGAAGAGTACGAAGAAGCTCCTAAAACTGAAGCCCGTCGCAAAAAGAACAAAATGAAGATGATGGAAGAAGAAGGCGACGACGAAAAAGCATCTGATGAAGATGATGACGAAGAAGTTGACTTAGAAGAAATCATTCGTGCATTGCGTGAAGAAGATGAAGAAGGTGAAGGCGAAGACACTGAAAGAGCTGAAAAAGCTGAGGAAGAGTTAGAAGAAGCTTACAAAGTAATTAAATTCTTACGTAGTAAATTGAATGAAATTAACCTTTTAAATGCTAAATTACTTTATGTTAATAAATTAATTAAGAAAGAAGGTCTTACAGAATCTCAAAAAGTGAAAATCATTGAAACTTTTGATCGTGCTAAAAACGTTCGTGAAGCTAAGTTGATCTACACAACCCTTGCTGAATCAGTAGCTAAGAAGTCTGCAGTGAAAACTTCGACGACTAAAACTAAAATGGTAGAAGGATTTGCCTCTAAAGGTCAAAAACCAACTACTAAGATTTTAAGTGAGAACAAAATTTACAACCGTTTTACAGAATTAGTAAAATTTAATCGTTAATCAAAAATTTAAAAAATAAAATCAAATGAACTTATTTGAAAACATGCACAGTGAAAACAGAGGCGAAGCAACAAAGCCTTTGATTTCCAAGTGGTCTCGTACGGGATTGCTTGAAGGTTTGGGTTCTAAAAATGAGAAGTCCACAGTGGCTGTCCTTTTGGAAAACCAAGCAAAACAATTAGTAAAAGAGGGTTCTGGTACAACTGCAGGTGTAGGTGGATCAGGATTTGAACAATGGACTGGAGTAGCTCTTCCGTTAGTACGTCGTGTATTCGCTGAAATCGCTGCTAAAGAATTTGTCTCTGTACAGCCAATGAACTTACCTTCTGGTCTAGTATTCTACTTAGACTTTAAGTATGGTAACAACAAGAAGCCATTCGGATTCGGACCAACTTCTCAAGACCAAACTGGTACTCTACAAGGTATCACAAACGCAGCTGGAGCACCATCTGACGGTCTTTACGGAGCAGGTCGATTTGGATACTCTGTTAACAACTCAGCATCAGTTGCTGCAGCTGTAACAACAGCGTCTTTATCTTCTTGGGGAACAATGAACTATGATGGTACTTATTCAGCATCATTTGGTACATTCAGAACTGTATCTATACCTACATCATCTTTGGGTACTTTAGATCTTTACGCTGTTCGTTCTTTCCGTCTTTACTCTTCATCTATAGAGTTGACTCCAGTATCTGCATTCACAGTACTTAACGGTGGTAACATCCAGTTTGTAATTACAGGATCTGCAGTATCTACTGGATCATTTACAGCTGCTGTATCTTACTCTATCCAACCTACAAATGATAATAGAAACGACTTCGAATCTACTGGAGTAACTTCTACATCTCGTAACTTGGATACTACCTTGAACATCCCAGAAATTGAATTGCAAATGCGTTCAATTCCAGTAACTGCTAAGACTCGTAAGTTGAAAGCAAGTTGGACTCCTGAGTTTGCTCAAGATTTGAATGCTTACCATTCAGTAGATGCTGAAGGTGAATTGACAGCTATGTTGTCTGAGTATGTTTCTATGGAGATTGACTTAGAGATCATGGATATGTTGATCCAAGCAGCTAACACAACTGATTACTGGTCTGCAAAAACAAACCAAGTTTGGAATGGTTCAGCTTTCGTTGCTGATACTAACGTAAGTGGTAACGCTTATATCCAAGGTACATGGTTCGCTACTTTAGGTACAAAACTACAAAAAGTATCTAACCAAATTCACGCGAAAACTTTACGTGGTGGTGCAAACTTCTTAGTATGTTCTCCAGATATCTCTACTATCCTAGAATCAATCCCAGGATATGCTGCAGATGGTGATGGAACAAAAATGAAGTATGCAATGGGCGTACAAAAGGTAGGTGCTTTAACTAGCCGTTACCAAGTGTACAAAAACCCTTACATGCAAGAGAATACAATCTTGATGGGCTTTAGAGGTAACCAATTCTTGGAAACAGGAGCTGTTTACGCACCTTACATTCCATTAATGTTGACTCCACTTGTGTACGATCCAAACAACTTTATCCCAAGACGTGGTGTAATGACACGTTACGCGAAAGTTGTTACTCGTCCAGAATTCTACGGAAAAGTTTATGTAGCAGACTTGAATGCATATTGATTATAGCATTTAATAACCTTAAAAGCCTCATAGTAATATGGGGCTTTTCTGTTTTCCATGCTATTTATATAAAACAAAATGTTACTAGTTTATGGAATTGCAACAGAACCAACAGCCTCAAAAAAAGATCAGTAATCTCAATAAGAGAAAACCTAAAGGTCAAATCAAGTTTAAGATAGAACTTAACGAAGAGCAGAAAGCAGCAAAGGCTGTTATCTATGATAATCCGGTAATCCTTTTAAAAGGGATGGCAGGTTCAGGTAAAACCTTAGTTGCATGTCAGGTAGCACTTGATATGTTCTTTAAGAGAGAAATCGAAAAAATTGTAATAACGAGACCAACTGTAGCTAAGGAGGAGATAGGATTTCTTCCAGGTGATATGAAGGAGAAGATGGATCCATGGTTGGCTCCAATATACGCTAACCTCTATATGCTTTACAACAAAGAAGCAGTAGATAAGATGGTTGCTGAGGGTGTTATAGAGATTGTTCCATTTGCATTTATGCGAGGTAGAACCTTCCCCAATGCATTAGTGTTAGTTGACGAGTGTCAGAATATTACTCACACTCAAACGGAAATGATGCTAGGTCGTTTAGGTAAAGGAGGAAAGATGATATTCTGTGGAGACCTTGCACAGATTGACTTAAAAAACAGAAAGGACTCGGGTATCAGCTTCTTTCTGCGCTTAGAGGAGCATGTAAAAGGAGTTAGAATACTAACACTCAAAACTAATCATCGACATGAGATTGTGGAAAACATACTTTCAGTATATTCAGATTATCGAGATTAATGGGTTTTAGTTTTATGATATATAAAGGACCCTTCGTGGTCCTTTTTTTGTTGATTCCTTTTTTTGCTGATATTTATATGAAACTCTATATACATGAATATACCAATTTGGCCAGGCTCAAGCTCTTTCGTTAGTTCATCTGCTTCTTACTATGCAGGATCGACAACGACTAGACCAACCCCATTTGGCTATTACGATGCTGACTCAACCTTTAAAACAGAATCCAATAAGGTAGCTGACTGGTGTGCTCGTAAGTTAGGATATCCTATAATGGATGTTGAGCTTCAAGATATAAACTTCTTTGCTGCATTTGAAGAGGCAGTCACTGAGTTCAGTACTCAAGTGAATATGAACAATGCAAAGGATTACATGCTTACACTGCAAGGAACTCCTACATCTAATCAATTATCACAAAGAGTTGTTACTCCTAACTTAGGTAGAGTTATTAGTATGGCTAAGCAGTATGGTAGTGAGGCAGGATCAGGTGGTGATGTAAATTACAAAAAAGGTTATATAGAGTTGGTTGGTGGACAGAGTGAATATGACCTAGCTGCTCTATGGGCTACTGTGCATGAGTCAGGAAGTGCTATAGAAATCAAAAGAGTGTATCATGACTTCACTCCAGCGATTGTAAGATACTTTGACCCTTATGTAGGAACTGGAGCAGGAACACAGCAAATGCTAGATAGCTTTGGATGGGGTTCTTACTCTCCAGCAGTATCTTTCATGGTAATGCCCTTGTATGCAGATTTACTTCGTATGCAAGCTATCGAGTTAAACGATACGATTAGAAAATCATCATACAGTTTTGAATTAAGAAATAACAAATTGAAGTTATTCCCAACTCCTACATATCCAGTAAATATGTGGTTTGAGTATATTGTGGTAGCAGAGAGAAATAATCCACTTAAAGAGCCTACTGGATCAATTAGTGATTTGAGCAATGTACCTTATAATAGAATACAATTTGCAAACATTAAAGATATAGGACTTCAGTGGATTTATAAGTACACTCTTGCAACAGCAAAAGAAATGCTGGGTCTAATCAGAGGTAAATATTCTACTGTGCCAATTCCAGGATCTGAAATGACGTTAAATGGAGCAGATCTAATTGCACAAGGACGGGAAGATAAGGTTGCATTAATATTGGAGTTAGTTACGCTACTCACATCAATGACACGACAAGGTCAGATGGAGCAAGAAACAGCAATTGCAACAGCGCTTTCAACACAGTTGTCAAAAGTCCCACTTTACATATACATTAAGTAATGGCATTATTTGGAAGTAGTAGAGATATTAGCTTTATACATAAAGTGAACGGTGAATTGCTAGACAATGTAATTCAGCAAGAAGTTCATTTTTACAAACTCTACCTACCAGGAGTAAAAAGTAAGGATGCAGATAATTTATACGGAGAAGCTTCTGCACAAAAGACCTATTTTAGACCAGTGAGATTAACTTGTATAATAGACAGAACTCAAGGGGTGGCAACTGTGCAGGATGATCAATTTGGTATAGATGCTACTTCAGCTTTTAACTTCAAGTTTTTGAGATTAAAATTAGAAGAGTTAAACTTAATACCACAAGTTGGTGATATTATTGAAGATCGTGGTATGTATTATGAGGTAGATAACACAAATGAAGTTCAGTTTATTGCAGGTAAAGATAACGAACACTTTAAAGGTGTTGGACCAGAATTTGGTAAAAGTTTAACTGTTGAATGTGTAGCTCACTTATCGAGAGTAACTAGACTTCAGATAGAAAAAGATAGAATATAATGTACACAAAAAAGAATTTACCAAAATCACAATTTGAGCTTTCTACTGGAGCTGCAGATAAACGCTTTGGTCGTGATAACGATGTTAGGCGAGATGATGATAACCTAAAAGAGTTATCAATTGGTTTATTTGATATTGATTATACAATCAAATGGTATTTTGATAATGTAATAAAACCGGAGGTAGATAATTTTGGTACAACACTATCAGTACCAGTAATGTACGGAGCTCCAGAAAAATGGAAGAATGTCCAAGCAGATGGATACTTTCGTGATATGGCTGGAAAGATACAATCTCCACTAATATCATATCGCAGAAGTAGTATCACTAAGAATAAGACCTTAGGATCAAAAGTAGATGCAAACTATCCACAACTTTACTATACACAGGAGATTAAATACGGTCAACAAAATAAATATGACCAATTCAGCATACTAACAAATAGCAAACCAATTAAATCATTTGTTACTACTGTAATACCTGAATTTGTGGACATTACTTATGATGTAATTATATGGACTGATTTTGTTGAGCATATGAATGGTATTGTGGAATCGGTACTATACACAGAAGGATCTTTCTGGGGTGAACCAGATAGGTTTAGGTTTAGAACTAAGATAGATAACTTTACAAATACAACCGACCTACTACAAGATCAAGATAGAATAGTAAGAACATCATTTACAATAACAATGTTCGGATATATTATTCCAAACGTATTAGCTAAAAACCTAAGCAAGAAACAATCTTCCAAGGCTTTTGATACAAGACAGCTTATAATGGAAACTACTCCAGATGCAGATCCAACAGTATTCCAACAAACAGATGTTATCACAGCAGGACCGGGTGCTAATATGATACAACCAACAATAACAGCAGCACCTAACCCTAACACATTATCAGCAGCAAACCCACTACTATTGGCGTACCTAAATACAAATATAGCAAAGCAAGCTACAAGTGTAGTGGTACCAGATACAGCTTACTTTACAGCAACATTCTTGGTAGCACCAACCGGCTTACCAACTACAAGCGCAACTAACTTTATGTTCTTTGTGAATGGGCAGTATGTAGAACCTGCAGCAATAACAAGTTTTACTGAGTCTAGTGGAATATGTACATTAGTACTGAATACTGGCCAGTTAGGTTTCACATTAATCGCAACCGATGAAGTTGTGGCAATAGGTAAATTTACTTAATATGTCATTAATAAGAGGAAGTCAAATATCAGGAAGTGTTGCTAGTGCAAGTTATGCACTAACAGCTTCTTTTGCGTTGAATGGTGGGGGAGGTAATTCGTTTCCATTCTCAGGAAGTGCAGTCATTACTGGTTCGTTATTAATCAAAAGCGACGTTAACGATATTTTCTTAATCAAGAATTTTAATAATCAACCAATCCTAACGGTATCTCAAAGCGGAGTTATAGTGCTAGCAACACAAAGTGCAGCTCTAACCAATCCAGCTCCAGTGGGAGGAATATACTTTACATCAGGAACCTTTTATGTAGGATTGGAGTAGGTTTTATTTATGGCATCATATTTATAATAAACTAAATAAGAAGAAATGGCAGAGTGGAAAAAAGTAATAGTCTCGGGTAGTATAGCTCAATTAGCAGCAGTGTCTGCAAGTACTGGATTCACTATCGGTACTAATCAGGTTATAACTACAGCACAAGCGACGACTTACTTGTCAGGTTCATTCACCGGATCTTTTAGAGGAGATGGTTCTGGACTAAGTGGTATTGCAGCTTCTTTCCCAGTAGTATCAACAACTGATTTAGCAACAAGTAATCAGATATTTGTAAGTGATGGTGCAAGTAAGTATATTACATATGGTAACTTAGTACTAGACTTAGCAGGATCTGGAGCAGGAACGAGCAACTTAACTACAACCGATACTGGGGATAGTTTAGCATTAACCTCTCAAATAGCTGTAACCGGAGTAACTGCATCATTCACTGGATCGCATATTGGATCATTAACTGGAACAGCATCTTATGCTACTCAAGCTTTGAGTTCATCTTATGCACTTTCAGTTCCTTTCACGGGAATCATTGGAGCACCTGCAGGAGCAGTATCCTCTTCTGTATTCTCTTCACCTTCGCAAGGTAATGCATCGTTAATTACAAATGGTGTCTCAGGTTCAACTATTTCACTAGGTCTTACAACTGGAGATTCACCATCATTCAACAACTTAACATTAGCAGGAGACCTTACAGTAAATGGTACAACGGTAACATTAAATACAAATAACCTTATTGTTGAGGACAAGTTTATCTTACTGAGCTCAGGATCCCTATCAGCAAATGATGGTGGTATTATTGTTCAAAATGCTGTAGGAGGAACTGGATACGCTTTATACTTTGACTCAACTGGAGATGGAACAGCACCTCGTTGGTCATTTGCAGAAGCAGCAAACAGCACAGCGACATCTTTAACGCCAACCTACTTCGTAGGAGCGGTGACTGGATCCGCAGCAGCACCTTCACCAGCACCTACTTATGGATTTGGTACAATACACGTTAATAGTACAAACGGAGATATATACATTTACGCATAATTATACACCATAGTTACGACTTATTTATGGGACTATTAGATAAACTAGCAAGGAATAACCAACCTGAGGAAGCTCCAGTAGCAGATAACAATATCCAAAACCTCAACCAACAAGAGTTGGAGTTTTTATTACAAACACTCAAAGTAACAACATTTACGGGAGAGCATGTAGAATTTCTGTACAACTTAATAGTAAAACTACAGAAACAGTACATTCAGTTACAAAAATAAAAATCAATAGTTATGAATCTATTCTCAATCGATCTCGGTATTAATGAGATACAACTCCTACGTCAATCGTTAGATATAATTACCATCACCGGTAAGGACGCAAAGTATGTAGCAAGCTTGCAAATTAAACTCGAAAGTGAGTTAGAGCAGATACAACTTATGCTGCAACAGCAAGAACAAGAAAGGGAGCAAGCACTCCAAAAGATGCTAGCAGCTGAAGCAAGAAAAGAAGCTAAAGCTAAATAACCATACTATTTATATAAAATAACTTGTTGTTGGCCGTAAGGAAGTGGGCACACGCACGGCATAAGTGTATGTAACCAACCACAACACAAAAGAAAAACTATATGCCGTCATGGAAAAAAGTCATAACGTCAGGCTCTAATGCAGTCCTAAACTCGGTAACGGCTACTACAGGATTTACCGGGTCATTACTTGGTACTGCTTCATATGCAACACAAGCATTAAGTGCTTCGTATGCTCCTGGCGGAGGAAATCCATTCCCATATAATGGTAATGCACAAATTTCAGGCTCATTAGGAGTAACTGGTTCATTTGCGGTTCAAACATATGATTCATTTATATCAAACGCATATGTTAATGCCATTCAAATAACCAATACTTATAGAACAATATATGATATCTTTGGAAATACTAGTATAGATGCTGGAGGTAGAATTTTAACAGATATGAATGCTCTTCCATCTGCGAACTGGATGGCTCGCACATTATTTGATTCTAGTCCTTCACCGAGTATAAATTGGGGTTTTAGATATTTGTATAATAGCAGCGGTAGCATTTCATTGAATTGGGCTAGTAAAATAGCATATGATACATCAACTTCTTCCAGTATCAAATGGGATATAAGACAATTATGGGATGCCGATCCATTTGCATTAGGATATAATACAGCAAGTTTAGATTGGGCTAATCGACTTGCATATGATGCTAATGCTTTTCCATCAATTGATTGGAACTATCGACGTGCATATGATGGTGCTAATGTTCTATCAATAGATTATGGCCATCGTAATTTAATTACACCTAATGGTACTATTGCAGCTTTAAATTGGGGTGATGATACTTATTTAGATTCAAATGTTTATCAACGCGATTATAAATCAGCAGATATACAAGATGCTGTATCAAATAACTATAATGATCCTGCGGCATCTTATTTAGGAGATGTAATTGAAGTTGATGGTACCATATTTATAGGTAATTATGTGACAGACGGTATGCTAGTTTATTTAGAGACTAACGCTACTTGGTACCCAGTCGAACAAGCATCAACTGTATCCACTAAATTATTAGGAATTGCACATAATGTTGGGTTCAATGGTGCAAATACAGGATGGGTTCTATTAGAAGGACATGTTGTAATTGATGATACTTCAACAAGTGGTCCAAATGTTCAATCCCCCGATCACGGACTTCCAATATATATTAAAAACAATACAACCACAGGTTTAATGTCAACAGTGGTTCCTACCACAACTAGTGGTACTAATGTAGTTAGAGTATTAGGTCATTGCTACCAACAAAATGCCGGTACAACATCACAATGGATGATGAAATTTAGACCATCAAATGATTGGGTGGTAATATAAAATTAATCAAGTAAAAAAATGGCAACAACAAAAATATTAGGTTTAGAAATTACGGCATTGAGTGCTTCATATGCAACAACTTCTTCATTTGCTTTAGCCGTAGCAGGTGGTGGAGGAGGAGCAACTTTTCCATACACTGGATCCGCCATTATTTCAGGTTCATTAAATGTAACGGGATCACTTAGGGTAACTAGTGGTATAACAGGATCATTACAAGGCACTGCTTCATATGCTACAAATGCATTAAGTTCTTCATATGCTGTAACAGCATCATACGTAACTGGTTCAATATTTACCAATTCAAACTCTGCAGCAAGTGCTTCATATGCCTTAAGTTCATCCTTTGCATCAACAGCATCTATAGCACTTCAAGTATCTAGTAGCATATCAACACAAAATTTACAACATAATGTTTTATTTGTTGATACTTCAGGACCTGGTACTATTCAAGTGGATGGAGGTTTAAGATATAATCCAAACCAAGATTTATTAACAACTACATCTTCATACGCAATACAAGCATTAAGCTCTTCATTTGCTTCAACGGCTTCA